GGAACAGCAGGAACAGCTAATACTGGTTCCGGTGGCGGAGGAGGTCAACTTTACGCAGGCAACCAAAGGGCTGCTGGTGCAGGTGGTTCTGGAATTGTTATAGTGAGGTACGCAGTATGATATTTGTAAAAGTTGTAAATGGTCTAGTTGTAGAAAGTATTGTTGCGGATCAAGATTTTATGGATTCTTATATAGATACCACTGCTGGAACGTGGCTAGAGACAAAAGAAGATGGTTCTATAAGAAACATATATGCAGGCGTTGGATTTACTTATGATGCTCAAAACGATGTATTTATTGAACCGCAGCCTTATAACTCGTGGGTGTTAAACAACGAAACTTTTAAATGGCAGCCACCAGTTGCATATCCTAATGATGGTCAACAATATAAGTGGGATGAGAGTTCAGAATCATGGGTTATATATGAACACATACACGAGGAATAATAAATAAATGGCATTAACAAAAATAACATCAGCGATCATAGCAGATGGAGCAATTACAGCTTCAGCAATTACGAATACAAGTATAACTGCAGATAAATTACATACAACTTTAGATCTTACAGGTAAAGCAGTTACAGTTGCAACAGCAACAGCTGGTGATAATGATACGACAGCCGCAAGTACTGCATTCGTATCAACAGCAATTGCAAACCTAGCAGACTCTGCACCAAGTACATTAGATACACTTAATGAATTAGCTGCAGCTTTAGGAGATGATGCAAACTTTAGTACAACAGTCACAAATAGTATAGCAACTAAATTACCTTTAGCAGGTGGAACATTAACAGGCAATTTAATTGGAACTCAAGCCTTTTTTAGTCCCAATACTGCAGGTAAAAATACAATTACTATAACTACTAACGCGAGTGATGATGGTAGAATACTTATAAAATCAGATACCACAGATAAGGTTGATATACAGGCAAATGGGTTAAGTTATTTTAATGGTGGAAACGTGTTGGTGGGTAAAACTGCTGATACTTATAGTGTAGAAGGTATAGCTCTAAGAGGAGATCCTGCTAGTGCAGCAGCTCTTGCTACATTTACTAGAAATGGGGCAAATCCAATTTCTTTAAACAGACTGACAAATGATGGTGATATGTTGGTATTTACTAAAGATGGAACAATAGTTGGAAGTATTGGTACTGAAGCAACAGATATTTATATTGGAACAACCGATACTGGAATTAGATTTAATGATGCAGTAAATGGTGTATTACCTTATAACACATCTTCAGGTCAAACCGATAATACTTTAGATTTAGGCTTTTCTTCTGTAAGATGGAAAGACCTTCACTTAGCTGGAATAGCATCTATTGGCAATTTAAAAATTGGAACAGACCAAGGTACAGACGGGCAAGTACTTACTTCAACAGGTTCAGGAGTAGCTTGGGAAGATGCAGCAGGTGGTGGACCTACATTTAAAGAGGGCGGAACTAATTTCACTAGCTCTATAATTTTAGGTGATAACGCTACTGGAACACTTAATGCAGCTAGTTATAATACTGGTGTGGGTGTAGATGTTTTTGCAGCTCTAACATCGGGTAATCAGAATGTAGCTGTAGGATTTGAAGCAGGTGGAGACATTACAACAGGAATTAAAAATGTTCACATAGGTGCATATGCTGCTTATAGAGCATCAGATGCACAAAATAATACTGCAGTAGGATATGCGTCTTTATCAGCAGCATCAGTAGGCTCTTATAATACTGCTATTGGCGCAGGCGCGTTGGCAGCTAACACTGCAGCTGCTAATACAGCAGTTGGTTATAATGCCCTTTCAACTACAACCACAGCAACACAAGTAACAGCACTAGGACATAGAGCAGGTGAAGATTCAACTGGTAGTTCAAATACTTTTATAGGGTTCTTAGCAGGAGCAGAAAATAGTACAGGAAATCAAAACTGTTTTATTGGAGCTTCAACAGCAGAATCTGGAGTATGTACTGGTCATTCTAACACTGCAGTGGGTGGTAATAATTTTACTGGAATTACATCAGGCTCTCTTAACACTGTTATGGGAGTTCATGCCATGCGTAATTTCCAAACAGGTGAAGGTAATGTTGCAATTGGATATAACGCAAAAAGATTACACTCATCAGGAGACGATGCTGTAGTCGTAGGAAATCATGCAGCTTATAACATGACAACTGGTAGAACAGTTGTTGTGGGTAATGAAGCTTTTTACACAGGAACAAGCACAGATGATTCAGTCTTTATTGGAAACCAAGCAGGTTATAATGTTACTACTGGTTATACAAATGTAATCATTGGAGATAGAGCTGGTGACACTAATCTTACGACTGGATATGCTAATTGCATGGTAGGGTATAAAGCAGGAAGAAGTTGTGGAGGTTTTGCAAATGCTTTTTTTGGCTCAGGTGCAGGAAGTGGCAATACAGGTTCATACAATACCGTTGTTGGTGCAGGTGCTCAAGTAAGTGGCGCAAGCAATGGTGGTATAACAATTGGGTACGGAGCAACATCCGGAGCAGCAGGCACATACGCAACTCTTGGTTATGGTGGTAGCAAATCTTGGATTTCTTTAGGAGCAACTGGTTGGAGTGGAAGTTCAGACGAAAGATTAAAAGAAAATATACGACCAAGTGAAGCAGGACTTGCGTTTATAAATGATTTAAAACCAGTTAATTTTGATTGGAGAAAGAAAAAAGACATTGATGCTGAATTATCAAATCATAAATCTGACTCAGACGAAAGGTATGAGAAAGATAATCCAATAGGAAAAATTGGATTTATTGCACAGGATGTTAAAGAAGCACTAGACAATCATCCTGAGGTTATATCACATTTATGGGAAGAACAAGAAGATGGTACACAGGCATTAACACCTAATGAATTAATACCTATGTTAGTAAAAGCCGTACAAGAACTTTCGGCTAAAGTAGAGGAATTACAAAATGGCTAAAACAGTTGAACAAGTACTTACAGGTGCAGATGATTCTGTAACTTTAATTAATCAAATTAATGATGGCGACCTTTCATATTTCATGGAAGGTCACACGCAACAAATTGTAAATCGTAGAGTACAAGAAAATGTAGAGTATTTAGAAATTGTATTAGCTATGGCACCAATAGATGATGAGGATCCTACACCTGATGTAGCAGGCTCATCAGCAGATAAAACAAGTTACACAACAGCAATTGCAACAGGCAAACAATACATAACGGATAATAGCTAATGACAACAAAAGTAAAATTAATCGCAGATGGAGCTATAACACCTGATCAGATTACTCTGACAACTGCAAGTGCGGGGACAAATACAACTGCTCCTGCGACGACTGCTTTTGTTCAACAGGAAATAACAGCATTAGTTGATAGTTCGCCTGCAGCTTTAAATACACTCAATGAATTAGCTGCGGCTTTAGGCGATGATGCTAACTTTAGTACAACCGTTACCAATAGTATTGCATTGAAAGCTCCTCTAGCAAGTCCAACATTTACTGGAACAGTAGAGATACCTAACCTAACAATAAGTAGTGCACAAGGATCTGATGGCCAAGTTTTAACATCAACAGGCTCAGGTATTGCTTGGGAAGATGCTGCAGGTGGAGGAGTAGATGGTATAGTATCAAGTGCAGATGCTACTGCTATTACAATTGACAGTTCAGAGAATGTTGGAATTGGTACAGGTAGTCCTCAAAGAAAACTAGATGTATTAGGTACTGGTGTTTTATTTGCTAACACTAGTGGTACACACGAAATTTTATTTGGAGATACTGCTCATAGGTACTTCGGTCTTTACACACCTAGCTCTCCGAATTATATGTCAATTAGAACAGGTACTACAGAATTATTAACTGTTACCTCAGCTGGAAATGTTGGAATTGGGACTTCTAGTCCATCAACAGACCTTCATATAAAGAGTACAGACCAAAATGCTTTAACAGTAGAAACTGATACAGCAGTTAACCAAATACATTTATCAAACAGCACTAACTCACCAACATATATTACACAAGATTCATATGTCTTAAAATTAAAAGCTGATGATAATGCTTGGGGTGGCACAGCATCGGGCATACATTTTAGAGTAAAAAATGCAGAATATGCAAGGGTTACTCCTAAGGGTTTAAGTATAGGAGACACAGACGGAGATTATGAAAATAGAAACGGTTCTGAAGGCCTTCATGTAAAAAGAGGGGGTATTTTAATGAATGGGCCTCCTGGCGATGCTAATATGAGCAGTGATACTAATGGCAATCAATGGACTTATCATGGACAAGGTGGTAGAGGCGGCAATTTTACAAGTGTGTATTTTTCAATACCAAATCCAAATAATGGAGCAAGTGGAGTAGGTTATGGTGGTTTTTCTGTAGAATTTTATATAGCAGGATATAATTCTAAATATCATAGTGGTCATTATTCGGGATATGTAAATAATGGCATAACACAAAGTGCAGCAGCTTTCTATGCAACTTCCGGAAGTGCTAGTATAGCAGCTGTTTCTGTTGGGTCGCAAGGATTTAAAATTACAGTAAGTTTTCCAAGTATGACTCACCCTACAGCTAAGTTTGTTGTAAACAAAGGTGGACACGGTGGTTCTGCAGGTAATACTGCTTATACAGATATGTCAGGAGCACAAATAGGATGGGCATAAAAGGAGAAATAAGATGACATTTACATGGGTAGTGGATATATCAGAACTAGTTCCGTGGAACAAGAATAGCAGAAAAAGAGATATAATTAGACAAATAACATTTAAAATAAGAGGAACGGACAGCAGAGGGCATTACTCAGAAGCTGGTGGTTGCGTTGCTTTTGATGATAATAATCTTTCTGATTCCTTTTCGAGTGTAGAAGATGTAACAGATGCACAACTACAAAGTTGGGTAGAAGCATTTTTAGGAGCTGAAAAAATACAAGAAATGAAAGATGAAATTACAGCGATAGTAAATTCATTACCAGATGACTGGACAGTAGTTCCGGAACAATTTTAATAAGATATTAATCCTAATTGAAGTGTAAACTATTATAAATAGAACTATAATAGGAATTAATTATGGCAGCTCCAAATAGTAAACAAACTTTTATAGATTATTGCTTAAGATCATTAGGCGCACCTGTAATAGAAATCAATGTTGACGATGATCAAATCGATGATAGAGTAGATGAAGCTCTACAATTTTATCAGCATTATCATGCAGATTCTATAGAAAAATTTTATCTAAAACATAAAGTCACTAATTCATCTTTAACACTCACTGCTGCAGTTGCAGGAAATTTTAGTGTAGGTGAAACTATTACTGGAGGTACTTCAGGTGCTAAAGCAGTAGTTAAAACAGCCACTGGAACTAAAATAACATATAATGCATTAGTAGATTCTAATACTGCTTTTGCTGTTGGAGATGTAATTACTGGTGGAACAACTAGTGCTACAGGAACAATAGCTTCTAATGGAATATCAAAAGGCGATATAGAGAATCGTTATATACCAATCAATGACTTAATTACAGATGTTGTAAGAGTTATGCCAATTAGAGATTCTGTATCTTCAAGTGATATGTTTGATATAAGATATCAAATACATTTAAATGATATATACTCAGTTGGTTTTATGGGTAATTTAACTGAATATGTGATGTCACAACAATTCTTATCGCTCTTAGATTTAGTTATAGATTCTGATCAAAAACATATAAACTTTGATAAACATAAAAATCAATTAGATGTTTTTATGGATTGGGATGAAGAAGTAGATGTTGATGATTATTTAGTAGTAGAATGTTATAGAATTATCGATCCAAATACTTACACCGATGTTTATAACGATTACTTCTTAAAGAGATATGCGACAGCATTGATTAAAAGACAGTGGGGAACTAATCTAATTAAATTTGAAGGTATGGTAATGCCAGGTGGCGTAACATTTAATGGACGTCAAATATTTGACGACGCAAATGAAGAAATAGAAAAATTAGAAGAAGAGGCTAGACTTAATTGGGAACAGCCAGTCGACTTCATGACAGGATAAAAAATGCCGAGAAATGTATATTTTTCTCAGGCCGTAAAATCTGAACAGAATCTTTACGAAGACCTGATAATAGAATCATTGGGAATATATGGACAAGACGTCTATTATATTCCACGCACTCTTGTAAATCGTGATAATGTTTTAAACGAAGATCCAGCATCTAGTTTTGATGATGCTTATTTACTTGAAATGTATATTGAAAATAATGAAGGGTTTGAAGGATCTGGAGATTTATATTCTAAATTTGGTTTAGAAATAAGAGACGAAGCTACATTTATAGTATCACGCAGACGATGGGATACTCGTGTAGGAGTATTTGATGACAACCAAGTAGATCCAAGACCACAGGAAGGAGATTTAATCTTCTTGCCTATGACAAATAGTTTCTTTGAAATTTCATTTGTAGAAGACGATCAACCGTTTTATCAACTATCAAATTTACCAGTATACAAGATGACATGTTCATTATTTGAATATAATGATGAAGATTTTGAAACTGGTATTACATCGATAGATGATTCAACTGCAGAAGTTGCTTATCAAATACCTATGGAAATTGCTATTAGTGGCGGTAATCATTTTAGTGTTGGTGAAATAGTAGAACAAACAATCAGTCAAGATATTGCAGCTAAAACTTATGCCGTAACTGTTGCAAATAGTAAATTTTATTTAGATAATGATATACATCCAAATAAAACATTATCAATAGGTTCAACTGTAACATTTGATTTATCAGATGCAAGTAATGCTACTCATAACTTTAAATTTAGTACTACTGCTAATGGTTCACACGCAAGTGGCGCTGAATATACAACTGGAGTTACAGTCACTGGTACTCCTGGACAAGCTGGAGCAAAAGTAGTTATTGTAGTAAGTTCATCAACACCTACAACATTATATTACTATTGTTCAAACCATAGTGGTATGGGCGGAACAGCAGTACTTACATCTGCAGTTGTATCTCCTGTAAAAGTATTTGGTGAAGTACAACAAAGAACTAAAGCTTCAAATGTTCTTAGTAAAATATGGGTAAGTAATATAGGCACATCAGGATCCTCAGATGCAAAAGAATTTGTAAAAGATGGAACATTAACTGGAAGAACAACAGGTTATACTGGAACAATATCAGTTATACGTAGTGACATTACAGATACTACAGGAGTAACTTGGGCTACAGATGAGGCTGCTCAAAATATTGATTTTGAATTAGATGCTGATGGATTTATTGATTTTTCAGAATCAAATCCATTTGGTGATCCATCGGAGACATACTAATGTTTGGAGATCATTTTTATCACGCAACAATGAGAAAATCAGTTGCTGTTTTTGGTACGCTATTTAATAATTTAAAAGTAGCAAGAAAAGCTGCAGATGGAAGTGTATTAAATCAAGTAAGAGTTCCATTAGCTTATGGGCCTAAAGCAAAATTCTTATCTCGTTTAGATCAGGAAACTGGTAGAGACGCTACTATGGCAATTAAATTACCAAGAATGGGATTTGAAATTACGGGTTTAACTTTAGATACAAGTCAAAAAATGCCTAAAAGAAATGTAATATCAGAAACGCATGCTTCAGATGTAACTAAAAAGAAAACAATTAAACATTATACTTCATATGATATTGGAATGTCATTATATATTATGGTAAAAAATCAAGATGATGGACTACAAATAGTCGAACAAATTCTTCCTTATTTTCAGCCAGAGTATAGCGTAACAATTACTCCTGTATCTGGATTTAATTATAAGCAAGATGTTTCAGTTATATTAGGTGGTGTTCAAATAGAGGATCAGTATGAAGGAGACTTTACTGAAAGGCGTGTATTAATTTATCAATTAGACTTTACAATGAAAATGAAGTTCTTTGGACCTACAGGAGATAGCGCTATTATACGCGAAGTTAATATTGATTTTCATGATAAAGATTTAACAACACAATTGTTTGAGGAAATGGACTTTACTGTTGGAGCTACAGATACTGCAGATAGCTTTACAATAACAGAAACCATAACACAAGATGGTACCGAATAATGGATAAAAAAGAAAAAATAGTAGCAAAATTAGAAAAGAATTTGCCAGTAGTTAAAAAAGATAGACCACTAAAACTTGATAAAGATATAAAAGATGATTATGAATTTTCTCGTAAAACATATAAAGATCTTATATACACAGGTACAAGATCTATGGATGTGCTTGCTGAGTTAGCAAGAGAATCAGAACACCCAAGAGCGTTTGAGGTATTATCTCAAACAATTAAAAATCTTGGTGATGTAACTAAAAACTTAATGGACCTTCAAAAAAGTAAGCAAGACTTAACTAAAGACGAAAGGGAAGAAGCTAAACAAGTGACAAATAATAATATGTTTGTAGGAAGTACAACTGATTTACAAAGATTATTATTAAAAAAAGATAATGTAATAGTAGATGGCGACGTTAAAAAATAATGAATTCGGTTATCTAGGTAATCCAAACGTCAAGAGAGATGGCGTCCAAACTGAATTTAGTAAAGAAGAAGTCCTAGAATATCAAAAATGTATGCAAGATCCTGCATACTTTGCCCGCACTTATATAAAAATTATTTCTTTAGATGAAGGATTAGTTGATTTTGATTTATATCCATATCAAGAAAAAATGTTTCAGCATTTTCATGAAAATCGTTTTAGTATTGTATTAGCATGTAGACAAAGCGGTAAGTCAATATCATCAGTTGTATATCTCTTATGGTATGCATGTTTTCATCCAGAAAAAACAATAGCTATATTAGCTAACAAAGGTGCTGTTGCAAGAGAAATGTTAGCACGTATAACATTAGCTTTAGAAAATTTGCCGTTCTTTTTACAACCAGGCTGCAAAGCATTAAATAAAGGATCAGTTGAGTTTAGTAATAATTCTAGAATAATAGCATCAGCTACAACTGGTAGTTCTATTCGTGGTCTTTCAATTAACTTATTATTCTTAGATGAGTTTGCATTTGTTGAAAATGATGCTCAATTTTATACTTCAACTTATCCTGTTGTATCAGCTGGTAAAGATGCTCAAATTATTATTACATCAACAGCTAACGGTATAGGTAATGTATACCATAAGTTATGGGAAGGTGCTGTACAAAATACAAATGAATTTAAACCATTTAGAGTAGATTGGTGGGATGTACCAGGTAGAGATGAAAAATGGAAAGAAGAAACAGTTAATAATACATCTGAGTTGCAGTTTGAACAAGAATTTGGTAATACGTTCCATGGAAGAGGCAACACATTAATAGATGCTAATTATTTACTGGCTCAAGTAAGTATAGAACCTGAGTTTATTAAGGAGAATGTTTTTATATATAAGCAACCAATAGAAGATCATGAATATGTCATGACAGTAGATGTTGCAAAAGGAAGACAACAAGATTATAGCACATTTACAATAATAGATGTATCATCAAAACAATTTGAACAAGTTGCAATTTTTAGAGATAATAATATATCTCCAATGTTATTGCCGGATATTATATACAAATATGCTAATTTTTATAATATGGCTTATACCATTGTAGAAAGTAATGACCAAGGTTCAGTTGTTTGTAATGGATTATATTACGATTTAGAATACGAAAATATGTTTGTTGAATCAAGCGTAAAGGCAGATGCTCTTGGTGTTAATATGACTAAAAGAGTAAAAAGGATTGGTTGTTCAGCTATAAAAGATTTAATTGAACAGAAAAAATTAAAAATTAATGATGCACAAACAATTTTAGAGATGAGTACTTTTGTAAGTAGAGGAAATAGCTTTATGGCTATTGCTCCAAACCATGATGATTTAATGATGAACTTAGTATTGTTTGCCTGGTTTACTTCTACAGATGTATTTGAAGCTCTAACAAATATTGATATGAAAGATATGTTATATAGGGAAAGATTAAAAGCAATTCAAGATGATATGTTACCATTCGGTTATGTAGAAAGTATTAATTATGATAATAAAGAACAAGGTGTAAAAGGTGATGATGGTAATATATGGTTTGAATCTGAATGGACAGGACGCAACATCTAATGAAGATTACTTTATTATAAATAATACTATTGAATATTCGTATTATGAAACATATTAACTAACTCAAACATAGAGGACAAAGCGATGGCATTTCAAGTATCACCAGGCGTTCAGGTCAATGAGATCGACGCTACGAATGTAGTCCCAGCAGTATCAACCAGCATTGGTGGATTTGCAGGCTCGTTCAACTGGGGTCCTGTGGAGCAAATAATGACAGTAAGTTCTGAAAACGAACTTGCCGAGAAATTTGGTGCACCGGACGACAATACAGCAAAATACTTTTTAGTAGCAGCGTCATTCTTAAAGTATGGAAACGCACTAAAAGTAGTTCGAGTAGCATCCGGTCACGACAACGCGACTGCAGATGGTTCAGGACAGCTGATAAAGAATGAAGATGACTATGATAATAATTACGCTGACGGTAGTCTAAGTAAGGGTAACTGGGTAGCTAAATATCCAGGCGTGTTAGGTAATAGCTTAAAAGTATCAATGGTTACACAGGGTATTACATCCTTTTCAGGGTGGACATATTCTGCTAATTTTGATGCTGCACCAGGGACATCACAATATGCGATAGACCTAGGTAAAACTTCTGCAAACGACGAACTGCATGTAGCAGTTGTTGATGAAGATGGAGCTATATCTGGTACACCAGGAACAGTATTAGAAACATTCGCATTTGTATCGCAAGGTTCAGATGCTAAAAATTCTGATGGTACATCAAACTTTTATAAGGATGTGATTAATTCACAATCCGAATATATTTGGTGGGCTGATCATGATACAAGTTTATCTGATGCTGGAGAAACAATAGCTTCTCAATCCGGATCAATGACAACCAATACAGCAGCTATCGAACATTCACTTGCGGGTGGATCGGACGATAATGCTCCAACAACTGGAGAGATCGCATTAGGATATGATCTTTTAGAAGATGCAGACACTGTAGATGTAAATCTATTATTTGCTACTCCTGACGCCAATGGCGCAGAGACAATAGCAGAAGATTTAATAGCTATTGTTAACGCAAGAAAAGATTGTATGGCTTTTGTATCTCCACCATTAGAAGACACAGTAGGTAGTTCAACTCCTGCAGCTGATGTGAAAGCATTTGCTGATGGTTTAACATCTACATCTTACGCTTCTGTTGACTCAACAGCTTTATATGTATACGACAAATATAACGACGTATACAGATATATTGGAGCTGCAGGTCATCATGCAGGACTTTGCGCTAACACAGACAATGTGGCAGATGCATGGTTCTCTCCAGCAGGCGTAAATAGAGGTCAACTTCTTGGAGTAACTAAATTAGCATTTAATCCTAAGAAAGCAGACAGAGATACTCTTTATAAAGCAAGAGTCAATCCTATAGTATCATTACCTGGACAAGGTACTTTACTATTTGGGGACAAAACTTTATTAAGTAGACCTTCAGCATTCGACAGAATAAATGTACGTAGACTCTTTATTGCATTAGAGAAAGCGGTTAGCACAGCAGCTAAAGCGCAACTCTTCGAATTTAACGACGAATTTACAAGAGCACAGTTCAGAAACTTAGTTGAACCGTTCTTAAGAGACGTCAAAGGAAGACGTGGACTCACAGACTTTTTAGTAATCTGTGATCAAACTAACAACACAAGTCAAGTGGTTGATGGTAATAAATTTGTAGCTGATATTTTTATCAAGCCAAACAGATCTATTAACTTCATAACATTGAACTTTGTAGCAACCCGATCCGGAGTAGAATTCTCCGAGATTGCAGGTTCATAGGAGGATAAGACATGGCAATTTTAGGTGTAGATGATTTTAAATCTAAACTAGTAGGCGGTGGAGCAAGATCCAACCTTTTTAAGGTAACTATGAACTATCCAAGTTATGCGCAAGGTGATGTAGAACTTACATCATTTATGTGTAAAACAGCTCAAATGCCTTCTTCAGTAAT